CCAGAAGCGATTGGGCTTTGAAGAATCAGCGCGGGCTGAGGCCATTCGGATTTTGCCGGGACTGATGAGCGCGGCGATTGAACGGGCGATTAGGACGGCGCGGTGAGTGTAACGAAAAGCAACAAAGGTACTCCCTAGCGATTTTTTCTACGGGTCATCGCGCGCACCTTTTTTCTGTAGCGACAGCGCAACAACAAAGATTTTAATATACATTTCCATGAAAATAGAAATATTACTAATCAGCAGTATTACACCTTACGCCCGCAACCCGCGCAAAAACGAGGGCGATAGTTCGTTGAAATTATGATAAAATATGCAGAACAGGCGCGCCAACGCCTGCCCCGCTTAACACAGCAAACTTGTAAGGAATTTGCCATGTCTGCCATAGATTCTACATCAGCTATTTCTTGGAAGGCTATCAAAGGATTTGATTATGAGGTATCTGAATATGGAAAGGTTCGCCGATCTACTGCATTCAAGAATTACCCTGTTGGGTTTGAGTTAACTGCCAAGCCTAATATTGACGGCTATAATGTCGTTAGACTAGGTAAAAATGGGCGATTGCATGACTTTAGGGTTGCGCGTCTAGTCGCTATTGCTTTTTTAGGTGATCCTCCATCTAAAAACCATCAGGTTGCTCACAACAATGGCGACAAAACCCAAGATCATGTTTCAAACCTGAGATGGGCAACAGTATCAGAGAATTTGAAAGATAAAGCAGGCCATGGAACGGCATCAAACCATAAAGGATCAAAGCACGGATCGGCTGTTTTAAATGAAATGACCGTTTCTATAATTCGCAAGGAATGCCTATCTGGACAAATGAAACCATCAGAGGCTGCCGTGCGGTTTGGAGTCTCAAGACCCACTATTAGCGACATACTTCACTATAGAACATGGACGCACATATCATGACAGATCATTTAGAAATGGTTTATTGGCCGATTGATAAGCCGATTCTTTATGCCCGCAATCCGCGTAAAAATGACGCGGTGATTGATCGTATGATTTCTAGCATTCAGGAGTTTGGTTTTCAAACGCCCATTTTGGCGCAATCCAATGGAACAGTGATTGATGGTCATTTGCGCCTTAAGGCGGCTCGGAAAATGGGATTGACGGAAATCCCGGTCGTGCTGGCGGATGGATTAACTGAGGTGCAAGTCAAAGCATTTCGCTTGCTAGCGAACCGTTCCGTTCAGTGGGCTGATTGGGACATGGAATTGCTGGCGCTGGAATTCGATGACCTCAAGGCCGAAGGCTTCGATCTGGATTTGACCGGCTTTGACGCGGATGAACTGGCGGGGATTGATCTGAACGGGGAACCGGGAACCGAAGGCGAACCCGGCGAACCTCGGCAAACCATGGCTGATCGGTTCGGAATCCCGCCCTTCTCGGTACTGAACGCCCGTGAAGGCTGGTGGCAATCCCGCAAACAAGCATGGATTGCTATGGGGTTGCAAAGCGAATTAGGGCGGGGGATGGAAAATACCAATATGGCGCATCCTGAAACTACATCAACGATTGATTTCTATGCACAGAAAAGAAAAATTGAATCTGATTTAGGGCGCGAATTAACAAAAGACGAAGCGGCGCAAATTATAGAGGATAGGGGGGGGCTTAAAAATCAACGCGCCTTCAACAAATCCCGCACGGGGGGGGTTGACATGGACAAGCCCGGAAATCAGCGAAAAAGGGCTGAACTATTACCGCAACCGAACGCCACGCCCGGTGGATCGCTAATGCCCGCCATGAATTACAGCGCCAAGCAACGCGGGGATGGCCGTGGCCGCCCGCTCTAAATACGCCCGCTGTTTTAATCAGGACATCATCAAAGGCGAATGGGGGGGGGGAAATGCGAAAAGCCAACGCGATTCCGGGGGGGCTGCTATGCCGATAGATAGAGCGAAGAATGAAACAGCAAGCCTGAACGGATTAACGCACGGCACAACATGCCACCCCTATGACGGCAATGAATCCGCCGCAGGTCAATCCGGCACCAGCATCTTTGACCCCGTCCTATGCGAACTGGCTTACCGCTGGTTCTGTCCGCCGGGCGGGTTAATCCTTGACCCGTTCGCTGGCGGTTCGGTGCGGGGGATTGTGGCCGCCAAGTTAGGCCGGCGCTATGTCGGGATTGAATTAAGAGAGGAACAGGTCGCCGCCAATGCCGCGCAACTGAATATCCTGGCCGATACCGATCCGGCGCCCGTTTGGATCACCGGGGATAGCCGCCATATCGCCGCCCTGTGCGGGCCGGATTTTCCGGGCGCGGATTTTCTCTTTAGCTGCCCGCCGTATGCCGATCTTGAGGTGTACAGCGACAACCCCGCCGATTTATCCACGCTGCACTATGCTGAGTTCCGCGAGGCGTACAGCGCCATCATTGCCGAGGCTTGCAAGCTAGTGAATCCCGACCGTTTCGCCTGCTTCGTTGTGGGCGACGTGCGGGACAAGAAGGGTTTTTACTACGGATTCCCCTGGCACACGATAGCCGCATTTGAAAGCGCCGGATTCCGGCTGTATAACGAAGCGGTATTAGTGACTGCCGTTGGCAGCCTGCCGATCCGGGCGGGCCGCGCCTTTGAAAGCGCCCGCAAGCTGGGAAAAACCCATCAAAACATCCTGATCTTCTGCAACGGCGATCCCAAAAAAGCAACCGCCGCGATTGGGTCGGTAGAGTTTGGGGATATTCAGGATGAAGACGAGTAGCGCCGTATGAGTGCCACCTTGCCCGCCTCAATACAGCTTTCCGGGTCTTTACCAATCTGGCGCAAAAAGCCCGGATTCACGAAAGCGGTTTGGGCGCGGGTAATGACTTCTTTTTCATCGCCCAGCCGGGGAAACTTCGCCGCCAATGAAACGGCTTTCCGCCATTCTTGCGCCGCCATGTGGGCGCGGAGTACATCAATTTTTTTAATCACGGCGTTTGCTCCTTGCATACTTATCCCGTTGCCGGCAAGCGTTACAGCAAAACTTGGCGCGGGTATCACTGGCTTGAAATACCTTTCCGCACATCTGGCAGGCATAGGACTTGACGGGGCGCAACGAGCGAAGCATTGCGCCGGGGCTGTTGTTTGCCATTGGAACTCCAAAAGAAAAGCCCGGCGAACCGGGCGGGTGGGTTACTTAATCTCTATGGAGAACCGGCTAGATGGATTCATGGTTTGCATCAACGCAAGCCTAGCCTTGGCATTTTCAAGAGTGTCGCAGCAATTAATGGTGGGCGGCGCTAGCTTACTGTACACGCCTTTTTTAGTCAGGCTGCGGACGATGTACTTTTTGCTTTCGGCGCGGGCTTGTGCGTTGGCTTTGCGGTTGGCGGTCAGGGCTTTGAAGAGTTGGGTCATGGCGTTTGCTCCGGTTGGTTTGGTTGTCTTGCTGCGTTGAAAATAGATTAACCGAATTTCGTTACTGCGTCAATAGTCTTTCGTAAGGAACTGAAAAAAAAGAATGCCCCGTAAGTCCCCCACCGACACCCCCGGCAATGGCGCGCAACTCGCCAAGCTGCTGAATCTGACCTTGCCGCAATGCTACAACCTGGCGAATTCCGGGACGATCCCACCGCCGGACAATGGCGTATGGGATTTGGCCGCTTGCGCCCATGCCTATATCAAATACTTGCAAGGCCGGGCCGGCGAAGAGAAACGCGATTATGCCGTCGAGCGAACCCGGCTGACCAAGGCGCAAGCCGACAAGGTAGAAATGGAAATCAAGGTCTTGGCTGGCGAATTACTGCCCGCTACCCTCGTGGAATCCATCTGGGGGAACATGACCAGCGCTGCCCGGCAACGCCTGCTCGCCGTCCCGTATCGCATGGCGACCGCCGCCTTGTCCGCTGACAGCTTTGCGGCGATTGAAACCGCTGCGGCTGAATTGATCCGCGAGGCATTGAATGAATTGCACCACTATGACCCCGCCGATTATCGACCCGCCGCCGCCCAGCCTGAAGGCCATGATTCGGGGCTGGATGTTCCAGCCGCCGCCGCGCCTGACCGTGAGCCAGTGGGCGGATCAAAACCGCCGACTCAGCAGCGAGTCCAGCGCCGAACCCGGCCAGTGGCGCACTGACAGAGCGCCGTATCAGCGGGGGATGATGGACGCCCTGAATGACCCG